AGATGTTTGTGTCGTTCATTAGAAATTAAGATCAGATACTTCAAGCTTTGCAGCCACGTCTGCGCGGTATGCAGGGTCGTTGTCATAACGAGGATCGCTCATGGCACGTACCAATTCAGCTTGGGAACGGAAGCCTTGTGCTTCATTCCTAGGTGCTGTGCCCTGCAGCATTTGGCCGTCATAGCCTTGTGCATCTTGGAAACGTAGAGCCAACGCATTCACTGCGAAGTAGCAAGCCAACGGATCACCACGTTCCATCACTGTGTCGTACATGCTGATCTCTTGCTCAGACAGGTTCTCCTGAGCCCAGCCCATCATCTGGCCGTATTGCTCTTGTCCGCCTACAATCCCTTGTAAGGCGTCAACATCATCGTCACTCAATACTTCTGTCTGGCTACCATCCTCGACTTGAGATCGGTATTCCAGGTACATCTGTGCAACGTCTGCAGGGTCCATCTTCTGTAAAGCATCCAGAGTTTCATCTGAATACTCGTCTTGAGATTCCAACCAAAGACGTTCAAGGAAATCAGTAGTAGTCTCCTCCTCTACTTCCTCTTGCTCAGGTTCCTCCGCCTGTTCTCTAGACCCATCACCTAGCATACGTTGAAGCTCGATATATGCTTGCTCTAGATCTTCTGCAGCTTTAAACTTACCAGCAAGGAGCTGCTCTTGTTGTTGAGCTAGCTCCTCACCAATCTGCAAAGACTCTTGTTCCTCTGGGGTGAACTCCCCATCTTGGGGTTCAGTCGGATCAAACGTCAGTGTAGCCATTAGTTGTAATTACTTTGAGATTACCAAGGCCAACTGTCTCCACACGGTTAGTTGCACCAAGGGTGGGACGGCCGACCTTCGGCTTGGGTGCGTATTTGTTTTCAAGAGGGGTAGGTGTTGCCACCTCGTCAGCCTGGAATGCCGGCTGCTGGTTCTTGACCCGCTTCGGGCGGGAGGGCGTTGCTTTGTCCATTGATCATCTCCATTGCTTGTGGGTTCTTGCTTGGGTCCATTAGTGGTGTACTCGCAAGCTGTCCCATTTGTTTTGTCATCAGCAGATCCTTCTGCATTGCCAGGTTCTGTTGCTGCTCACTCTGCATGTCATCCATACTCTTAACGAGATTAAGGATGTCAATACCTTGAGCTGCTGCCAGACGCTTGATAACCTCATCACTGTTGATGAATTTTCCAATTGCATCTGGACCCATTGTCTGAGCAATCGTTGTAAGGAATGCTGCTAGTGATTCGCGGTCCTGTCCACGACCCAAGGCATTTACACCAGCCACAATGGTTGGCTTTACAATGTCCTTAGGAAGACGTGGGATTTGACCGTTCTTCTGGAAGACATTTAGCTTCCGATTCAGATAGGGAACAAGGAACTCAGTAGTCAGCAGACTGAACAGTCCACCGAGCTGTTGCTCTAGCTCCATCTGAGTCATTCGTACCTCTTCTGCTGTCGTCCTTTCAGACTGACGAACACTGAGGATGAGGAATGCTTCAGACAACCGACGTTCCAGTTGCTGCATCATTTCAAATGCAGTCCTGAAGTCAGCTGTCTTACCAACCTGAACAACACCAATGTCATCAGGTCTACCTTGAACGATTGCACCGTTGCCTGCAGAGGCCAGTGTGGCCGGTTTGGTTGTGCTTGAGGGTGATACCACGAACACAACTTTGGCGGCTGCTGCAGAGCCTTCTACCAATGCCTGAGAGAGTGCTTCAAGGGAGCGTAGATCTCCAATGAACTCCTCTACACGGCCACGGCCATACACTTCACCATCGACAGTATTGAAGCGAAGCACCAACCAAGGGTTTGCATCGATGGGTGCTTTGCCCATAGACCCAGGAATGATCTTCTCTTCATACTCTTGGTGCCAGACAAAGCGGTTATTGTCTCGGCGGATGTGAGTGTAGATGTCTACCTCATCATTGCGATCTGCCTCGTTTCCATCAGGACGGTTGGGCAGGATCTGAGGTAGTACCTTCAATAGAAGTTTCTTTGAGATGCGTTCTTTCGTGACTATTTCAAGCACGTTGCCGTTGCCATCTCTTTCTACAACGTAACGATTCAAGGGGTACAGCTTGAGCTGCTTCTCTCCCATGAAGACCAACGCATTACCTGTTACCACCAGATGCTTCAGTGCTTGGTGTACAACGACACGATCACTGGAAGCAGCAATAGATTCAAGGATGGTACGTTCGATCTTCGCAAAGGAAAGGTCTAGCTCTGAGCGGACTTCGGGTGGGAAGTCAGAACCCAATGCAGTGTCATCTACCTGAAGCTTAAAGAAGCTGGTTTGAGGAGGTAGGAGAGCTAGCATCAACTTGGATGCCAGAGTCACTACTCCCTTGGCGCCAACGCTTTGCCATGGTGTAGGTAGATGACGTGCTCCTTTGACCCACTCCTCTTCACCACGATTCAGGTAAGGAAGAGTAAGGTCAGCGGCTTGTCTTGCTACGTTTAGAAAGTTAGAACGGTCACTGGCTAAATAGTCATAACGTGATTTAGCTGACATCATTAAGCGTTAATAGTGTTTCCGTATTGCAGGGAGCGACCAAGCAGACCAGTACCGGCGTTGAGGATGCCAAGGCGACGAAGTCTAGAGCGTGCAGCACCAAGCTTGGTAGCTCCCATTGCTCCAAGGCCACCACCAGACATTTGACCTACGCCGGGATCAGTCTCTTCTTCTTCTTCTTCAGGTGGGATGACAGGCGCTGCAGCAACACTACCGTCGTCAACCTTCTCTTCGTCGTCAGTCTTTGGTAGATCATCAACACCAACGATTGGGTTGCCAAAGATTTTGTTCAGGCGATCCACGTCTCTTACAGGCTGTGCGCCTTCCATTCCGCTCTTGGGTCGGAACGCGAAGACCTCACCAGGCAGACGATTCTTGTAGTCAAACGACGTGGAGTCTTTGAAGATCTGCATCTGCCGGTTTTTGTTTTTGTTTCCGCCTGCTCCGTAGATCCCTGTATCCATGCCGTTTTGAATCATCATGGCAAGGAATGGGTTGCTCTTTGCAAATGCTGAATCAGCCATCCGGTTTGCACCTGATGCGAATGCTGCACCTTTACTTGCAAGCCTTTTCCGAGCTTTAGAAGCATCAATGTCCTTCTGCCTGGCAAACTTCTTCAGCTCGTTCTTACCTACGAAACCGTCTGCAGTGATGTTTGAACGGCTTCCAGGCTTACCAGGATTAAAGGCATCAGTTACACCTTGCTGCTGCAAGGCGTAATAATTGTCCCGTGCTGCACGTTGCGCTGCAACACCATATCGCCCGTCCTTTGTTGCATCGCGTGTTAGTTTTGGTTGTACAGGTGTATTTGTCTGCGGTGTACTTGGCTGCGGAGTGGTTGTTTGTTGTGACGGCTGAGGCGATGGAGCATACTTTGCTACAAAGTTACTGGCAGCTTTAGTACTTACACCTGTCTTGCGTTCAATCTTTGCTTGCGATGCACCACGCCTCGCCATGTTTTCAGCGCGTTGTCTCTTGTTCTTAGCCATTGTCTTCTGAAAGTCGATGTTGGATCCACTCGACCACAGAACGTTGGCCAGAGCGGTACATTATTGTTGAGAGTGAATCATCCGGGTGGGGATTAGTGGGTGGATAGTTCTCCTCCAGTTCTTGGAGGATGGATTGAAGCTGGAGACCAGAGGTCTCAAGCATACTGAGGGAGATTGGGGTTTGCATGTTCAAAGAAAGCCGGCATACGTGCCCGCTTGGTGTCAGAAAGCTCTGGTGCCTTACCCTCGTACATCAGACGATCACTGGCATCCAGCCAAAATTTTTTGTCTAGATATTTGGACTGAGTATTATTACTTAGAGGTTGAAGGATCCAATTAACGGTTGCCTTCCTGAGCTTATCGAGAGAAGGACTCCAATTGAGACCAAGCTCAGCAGCCACCAAGCTATTCGTTGCAACATGTACTTGTTCATCTCTGCTGATGTCAGCGCTTACTGTACGGAGACCAGCGTCACCATTAAACCGAAAGAATGGGAGTAGAACGAAGAAAATTGCACGTTCGGCAACCAATGCTTTGAG